AGGATCATCAGGTGGAAACGCTCTGTGATTTGGTGTAATGTAGAAAGCAATCGCCGACTTAATTGTCCATCCATGCACACTTTTGAGCCCATTTTATTGAGGCTCCCGTCTATCCACCCAAACCGTGATGTCCCAAACGAATTCTGCTCCATTGTCTGGAGAACAAACGAAAATTTATTAAAGACAATCACCGTGCTCTCCACAGAAATACGCGCATCCCGTGTGGGCCAGTAGACTTCACGGTTGGCACGAATCTTGTTAGCAAATTGATACGCCCACAGATCCTCCACTTCTACAGAAATCACGCGTGTGATGCTCTCTAGATGATGGGAACGACGACGCGCCACAATATGATCATAGAGCGGCTGATTACAGTAGATCACGAGATAGCACGGAACCGCCAAGAGCGCCTCCATGCCCTGTAGGGTATCAGCGAGACTTCGGCTGCCTGCATGGTATTTTTGTAAGAGAAAGCATCCCGTCGTCAATGTGCAGTCCGGTAGGGTCGCCATATTAATCCTACACGGATAGGGGTGTTTATGCTCCATTCAAAAACAAAAGGAAGTATCAGAGAAATGGCAACGGAGCCTCCAAAGAAGAACGCCACCGTTCTCAATCAGATTAAACGGATCGCCTCTCAAGGGGATGTTCAAAGTTCTTCTGCCTGGTGGAAGCCCAAAGCGGGTGAGTCTTCTTGGACGGGAAGCATGTTCGGAAAGAAAAATACGAATGCGCCTTCTTCCAGTGCAGCAGCAGCCGCAGGAGCAGGCACGGCAGGTGTCTTTGGGAGAATCTTTTCAACCAGCGGATCAACCAGCGGATCAACAAGCGGATCAACAAGCGGATCAACCAGCGGATCAACAACCTCTAACGACTCCAATGGATTTCAGATCTCTCATATGATCGCCTACGTCTTTGCCATCCTCTGTGTCTTATTCATTATCATTCTGTTCGTCCATTTCTTTATCACGCCCATTTTTCGTCTTCGTCCTGGAACTCCGGGTCTCATTCCCGTTCCAGGGTTTGATGATGGAATTCTCTACTGGTCCTCTTCCTCTGCCCTCCTTCCGAATGCAACTCTGCCCATTCGCAGCCAATCCTATGGATATTCGTTCCATGTCGATATTTTTATTGAGAACCCGCTTGCCCTCTCTAAAACACCCCGTCTCTTATTCCATCGCGGAGGAGTCTTAAAAGAGACACCCTCAGGAGAAACCCTCCTCGGTATTCTACAGCGCTATAATGTGGCAGTGGCCTTGACGCCTGATACGAATGATTTACTTGTGTCCGTGTTGAATAAAAATCACGGAATGGAAACCAGTATCCTCACCAATGTTCCCGTCCAAACCCCTTTTCGGCTAAGCACCGTGATCATGGAGCAGGGAATGGAAGTCTATCTAAATGGACAACTCGTGAAGACGCGGCGATTTGCGGCGGCACCCCTGGACATCACAGGCGACATTGTTCCGACACCAGGTCTTGCCACCTTACGCCAATTGAAACTATGGGGGCGCATCCTCAGTTACTCTGAAATACGAGAGGCGACCCCCCCTCTCTCTACGGCAAAAGACTTTAACCTTGGACCCATTCCCTCTTCTACGTCATGTGGAGATGCAAGTTTTCCCCCTCTCTCCGATGCGGTCAAGAAGATGCCCTCTATGGGCTCGTTATCCTCTTCGTTTTCTAAGGCATCTAAGGCAGCATCCGCTGCAGCATCGTCTGCCTCCGCAACAGCATCCAAGGCAATGGCAGGAATCTCTTTGTAGGAATCCCTTCAGAGAAGTAGATAGGATGGAGATTCTTCCCCTTTTGTTACAAGCAGCCGTCCTTGCCTGTATCATTTATGTGATCTACTTGATCATGTATCGCCCATCAGGACCACAAGATGTGGTGCCCTCTATGACCTCTTTGAATAAGAAGACAGATGTGATGCTACCCGATATCACACAAAAAACCATCTTGGGCTCCAGCGGGTCCTCCGTCATGGGATTCTTTCATCTAAAAGGCGGTGATCGCACGACACATCATGAACAACGATATGTTCCCCTGATCCAAGTGGAAAATAATTGGTTCCTGGAGTTCATGGGAGGGTCTCGTGAAAAGAATCAACGTGCCGCCCGTCTTCGTGTAAAAACGACGAAAGGTTCTGTAAAAGAGGAGATCATTGACCTCCCTCCGATCCCGATGCAGAAGTGGGTGTTCATCGCAATTCTTCGCGAGGGCCGTCGATTTGATGTGATCTATGGCGACCGCATTGTTGCCTCCCAGCGTCTAGAGAATTATCCTGTCATCATCAGCAGCCCATTGTCTGTGGGACATAAAGGGCTGGGAGGCTCCGTCATTCATGTGATTGTGGAGGGGACCCGCATGACCCCCACCGATGTGGAGAAGATTCACTTGTCCTATGTGGATAGCAATCATAATATACTGGAAACCAATTCGATTGACATGAGTCTACCCTTTCCGAAGTTATCTGCACAATGTCCCCCCGGTTTACCGTGTCGCGGCCTTACCTCTCCCCCACAGAATGGAATGAAACAATGGAGCACACCTTATGCCTAAAGGAATGCAAGAAGATTATCCTCGGCTCTGACAGATCATGAACGCAAATACCCGTGAACCAGCACCGCTTCACTACATGATTCCCTATTTGCTGGTTTTTGTAAGTCTCCTCGGAATGTATTATCTGTATCAGTATTTGTTTGGTCCGCGCATGGGAACCCCCTCTTCTCTGATTTCTTCTACCCGATCCGCCACCGTCCTTGGTCAGCCGATCATTGTCCGCGCAGATCAACTTCCACGACTGTTCGAAGGAGGAGAATTCACGGTTTCCACATGGATCTATGTGTCCAATTGGTCCTACCGATCAGGATTGATGAAATCCATTTTGCGTGTAGGCGGTCCGCGATTTGACACCTTTCGGATTTATCTGGGAGGACGAACCCCCACACTTCACATCCGATTTCATACGCACGATCAAGGAATGCCACATGCCCACCGTGTAGAGGATGATCTTTCCAAGGGCTCTCTTGCCTCTCTCTTTACGACTCTTTCCATGGATCATTCGGACAGTGGAACAGATGCTCCTCTATGTGATCTACCTGAGATCGATCTCCAGCGATGGGTTCATCTGACGGTGTCCGTGAATGCCAAGACGGTGGATGTCTATACGGACGGAAAGTTGGCCCGCTCCTGTGTTCTCCCCTCGCAATACAAAGTGGACGCCAGCGGATATTCTGCGAGCCTCTTGGACTACGGTGGATTTGGTGGACAAATTTCTACGACGACCATGTATGATACCGCACTGAATCCCGAGTCGGTCCACAAACTCTATATGGCGGGCCCTGAACCCATTACATCATTTGGAGGGTGGCTGGGGTCTATCTTTGCACCAGGACTCTCTCTTTCCGTGAGTGTCTCGTAACTCGCCAAACCCTCCACACGGTCTCTATAAAATAAATCATACAAACTAGTAAAAGGGATGAGCAACGCCGCCCGTTCCAACAACGCAAGCAGCCCTAATCGGGCAGAACAGGCGAGTAATGGAGCATTATCCATGATCACAGGAGTGGTTCAATCGGATGTGATCGCACAGGCTCTCTATGCTGTCGTTTTGGTGGGATGTGTCTATCTTTCATTTGTCTTTGTGGAAATGCTATTTAACTATATGAATCGTCTCTATGCGAATCGAACGGAACTCATTCCCAATACGTCTCCCACCGATGTGCGAACCAAAATCATTGGTCAGAATCCAAATGTGCCAGGTTCCAAATCGATCTCGCTATCGTCGAATGAGCGAAGTGGAATTGAATTTAGTTATTCCTTCTTTCTGAATGTGAACCCCTCCTCCTTTCGCCAAGAGAAGGGTCTGCTTCATGTGTTCCACAAGGGATATAGTTCTCAGTTTCCCCTCTTGGCGCCCGGCGTCTATTTGCGATCGGATACGAATACCCTTCGTGTCTACATGAATACCTACCGCACTTGGAACAATTACGTGGAAGTGGATAACTTTCCGATTTCCAAGTGGGTTCATGTGGTCATCAGCTGTAATGAGAATGCATTGGACATCTTTATTAACGGCAACCTGTCTAAACGATACTCGTTTGATGGATTTACTCCCTATCAGAATGATCAGGATATCATCTGCTTCAGTCAGCGTCAATTGAAATTGGATCGCTCCCAGGTTCCCTCGGTGGATGAGCACGGCTTTCATGTGTATGGCGCGATGAAGGGCTATCTCAGCCGTCTGACGTATTTTAATTATGCACTGTCCTATTCGGAAATTCAACAACTTCTTTCAGAGGGCCCCTCATCCTCTATGGATTCCGATGTGATGGATTCATCGGCTGCGCCTTATTTGGATGATACATGGTGGATCAAATAGGGGGACACTTCGTTTCCCCCTAGCCCCCTCTCCCCAAGAGAGGACGTGATATCTACCCAACTTCTATAGAGAGGGGTGTGTTTGTGAAGCACACGGAACGTCTCCACGGAGAAGATGTGAATTCTACCCCATTGTCTACCGTGACCCCCATTGTTCACGATGTTAGAGTGTTAACCGTGACCTACTGTCTATCATGTTTTCTTACAAATCTATCTCTTGAATGAGTTATGTTTGTAGATCATATCGCTCTCCTATGAAGTGTAGTGGGATATGCATCATCTCCTATGAAGTGTAGTGGGATATGCGTCATCTCCATGGGAGAGGGGTGTGGGTTAAGTGTCCCCACAGGGGCGCGCAGTGCCCCCATAGGGGATACTAAAGGATGTAGATACATACTAGTAAAACCAATGCCAGGTGGCGGATTGTTTTCTCTCGTCGCCTACGGAGCACAAAATGTCCTTCTGAGCGGTAATCCCGATTTCACCTATTTCTATAAAACTTACAAGAAATATGCGCATTTTGCGGAGGAATCCGTGACCTTTGCGATGGACGGCCCCCAGGATCTCCTCTATGATCAGCCCGTCCAGGTTCGCTTTAAGATCCAGCGCATCGCCGATCTCGTCCGTGACATCTATTTTGTCTTTGAACTGCCCGATATTTATTCCAAGTTCGTCAACCTACCCACCGCATCAGGCCGACAAGTCCAATACAACTTTGCATGGACGCGGTATATCGGCTGTCATATCATTCAGAACATGGCGTTTTTCATCGGTGGTCAAAAAATCCAGGAATGCGGTGGCGAGTATTTGATTGCTAAGGCGCAGTGTGATATGGATTCACGCACGTATCAGAAATGGCAAACGCTCATTGGAGATGTTCCCGAACTCTATGATCCCGCCAATGGACTCTATAATGGTGGAGACTCACAAAGCGGATATCCGACAGTATATAATAACAACGGTCCTACAGGGTCTACTACCACCCCACCAAATGTAAACCGCCCCTCCATTGCAGGCCGACGCATGTCGGTCCCCCTCCCCTTCTGGTTCGCAGAATCCACCTTTGAGGCCCTTCCACTCGTGGCACTCCAGTATCACGAGTGTGAAATTCAGATTACCCTGCGCCCTATTCGCGAACTCTATCGCATCCTTGACCGAAACGGTGTTCAAGTGGCGCCAGGATACGAGTTTCATCCGTCCCCGATCCCCTCACAGCCTGACAATGTCTATTATACCTCCGTGTCCGACATTAGCGATGTGGCCATTAATCAATTTCTGACGGATATTGGAACTCCCGCCCCTCTTCTCCAATCATGGTCCTTTCAGCCGCGCATTCAGATGACCTATGTCTATGTCACGGATGAAGAGCGTCTCCAGTTTTCCTCCGAGTCTCTTTCCTACCTGGTTCGCCAAGTGACAACCTATCAGTTTGACTCGATTATCTCACGGCAATTGGTAGAATTGGATACGCACAACCCTATCGAGCGCATTATGATTCTTCCACGACGTTCTGATACGATCGCCTATCGAAATGAAATTTGGAATCTGACGAACTGGGTCAACCCTGATAAGCCTCCCTATCTCCCTCCTGGAGGATGGCCGTCCAATGTGACCTATACTGATTCTTCGGGCACGGTCGTTCTTAATGGCCAGCGATCCATTGTTCGCTCCCTGTCCATCTTAGGAGACGGAAACCCCCTTCAAGAGGAGAAACCAATCACCTATTATACTCAGGTCGTTCCGTGGAAATATTTGAAAGGCCGTCCCGACTCAGAAATGATCGTGTATCCCTTTGGACTCACCTCACCGACGCCTCAACCCGATGGTAGCATCAATAGTAGCCGTATTAAACTATTTCAAGTGGACTTAAATGTGTATCCGCTCCCTGCGAATAGCCTCTATCAGTATAATATTACGATGTATGTGGAGAGTTTGAATTGGGTGACGATCACCTCTGGAATGGGGGGTCTAAAATACGCGCTTTAAATCATGTGTGAGGCGTGACCACAACAGATTCATTAAAATCCGTTGTGGACATAGAATGTCAAAGGAGACAGAAAAGGAGTCCATGTTCCAGTCTTTTCAGAAGACGGTCTCTTCTCATATGACAAATGCAAAGGCATATGTCACACAGAAGATCCCTTTTTTTTCAAACGCCAAAGACAACGCCAAAGACAAGGCATCTACGGACTCTTTTGCGGATCCTCCCCCACCTGAGACAAAAAACTACACGGTGCTCGCCACCACCCTCACGGACGCCGTGGCGCAACTACAGGCCCTGCCAAGCGATTCGAAAGGGCTCCGTGATGTGCTGACGAAGGTGGTGGCCATTCTTCAGGACTTGAAAGGCACATTGCTTCAAGGAGATCCAAGCATACGAGATAAGTCTCATGCTAGTGCGATTACGGATGTGATTCAAAATCTGGAGAAGTTGTCAAACGAGTCAGCGACGACAGTGAATACTTCCAATGTTACCACGGTCATCGCCATTGCGACAACGACCCTCAATACGGTGGCAAGCACGATGACGCAAGTAAGTGCTTCTGGTATTTTTAATAAAATCATTGAAATCATACAGCAATTGTTCTACCCCCTCCTGATTCTGTATCTTGCTTCTCTTGTCTCGAATGAAATGATCGTGTATCCCGCGCCGATTCGGTTTCTCTTTTTCTTCTTCGTGCTGACCCTTTGTTCTGCTTTCTCTCCAGCAACGGTGATCTTAGTCTTTTATTATCTTGTGAAAGCGGGATACAGTTACTATCGGAATCATCTAGAAGAGCGTGATGGGGACACGACGGAAATTCGTATTTATCCGCGAATCTTTGCACTCCTACCGATCACGACGACACCTGGGGAGTCCCTATTAGGGCGTTTCTTCAAATATCCTTTTCATTATCCCAAAACGGAGAAGGACCGAAAGGAATTGGAGCGAACCGATGGGAAGGTTGATGGAAAGGGTAGTATCATGGATGAATACATGGAGGTGTTGAAAGAGTCCTTTCCTTATGGAGAAACAGTGAAAGGGTCAGACCCCTTTGCAGAACGATATGAGAGGATAGAAAAGAATATAAAGCGTATTCATCAAGCACCTGCTGTTCCTGTGGTTCCTGCTGTTCCTGTGCCTACAACCACATCCGCAGACAATCTTCCTCCTACGATTGGATCCAAAGGAACTCCTTCTCGCACGCTCCCCACCGTGATTGTCCCAAAGGAGTCTAGTAGTGGCGCACTCCCTGCTACGATTGTCCCACCTTCCAGCAATGTGTCTAATGTATCTAAGACGCTTCCATCCGTAATTGTCCCTAACGCCTCTAAGGCGCTTCCCGCTGTGATTGCCTCTAAGGCGCTTCCCGCTGTGATTGCCTCTAAGGCGCCTCCATCTACTATTGCCACTAATGGCTCTAATGGCTCTAAGGCGCTTCCATCTACCATTGCCCCTAATAACTCTAAGGCGCTTCCATCTACCATTGCCCCTAATAACTCTAAGGCGCTTCCATCTACCATTGCCCCTAATAACTCTAAGGCGCTTCCATCTACTATTGCCACTAATGGCTCTAATGGCTCTAAGGCGCTTCCCGCTGTGATGGCCCCCAAAGAGATGACAAGTATTTCTGCCATACAAAAGGGTGGCACACTCAAGACGAGAAGCCCCACATCAGGTGGATGGTTATGGAATGGAATCTAAACGCCCCATCACTAGATACAGAAATGACGATCGTCGTATCCGTCGTCACTCCTACATATCAGCGTCGCCGTTTTATCCCCGCCCTGTTGGAAGTCTATCGTCATCAGACCTTTCCTAAAGAGCAAACAGAATGGATCGTGTTAGATGACGGTCGCGATTCGGTAGCGGACCTCTTTCAAGAGGCAGCAAAGACCATTCCTCATCTGCGATATATCCGAGTAGACGAAAAGATGCGCATTGGCGCCAAACGAAACCTACTAAACCAAGAGGCGCGTGGAGAACTGATTGTGGCGATGGACGACGATGATTATTATCCTCCTGATCGGATTCAGTCCGTCGTGGACGCTTTTCGGAAGAATCCGAAATGTGATCTTGCGGGTTCGTCTGAAATGTATTTATACGAGATGAAGACACAGCGTCTCTATTCCTCGGGTCCTTTCGGCCCCCATCACGCGACCAATGGCACCATGGCATGGCGAAAACGATATTCTGATCTCCATCGTTATGACGAGTATGTGACACATGCAGAAGAAGCCTCTTTTTTACAGAATTCTCCTATGATTCAACTGGATCCTAAGAAGACCATTTTGGTCATGTGTCACAGCGACAATACAGTGGAGAAAATGACACAACATGATCCCACGTGGAAGCGTCTCTCCTACCGATTAGAGGATCTCGTAACAAACCCCATTCTCCTTTCCTGGTATCAACGCCAATCACTCCTCTGACTCCTTATGAACTCCACACCTAAAGCACAGA